CAGCTTCGGCTTCGGCTTCGGCTTCGGCTTCGGCTTCGGCTTCGGCTTCGTCGTCCTCGACAATATTAGTAATTCGCTGTATTTTTTGTTGTAATTCGTTTCGTGCATGAATCAGGTCATCGCCGTCATCCCTCACTTCATTCCGCGTGTCCGCACCCACCATATCCGTAATATCATTCCACTTTAAATACTCAATACACGATTTCAGATATTCCTGATGCGCGCGGTTTATTTCGTCATTTTCACATCGCTCATGAAATAACCCCCTTGTCATATTCAATATACGATCTTTATAATATATCTTTTCTTTTCGAAATGCTTCATGAAGCGCGTCTGATGTATTCGCTAATGATTTTTTGCATTTATCGTATTTGTTTCGATTCGCCATAACCGATAACGTCAATTCGTTGAATTCATTCCAGGTGTCGCCCCCGCCGCCGCAACCACTTCCGCCGCCACTATCGTGGCGTTCTTCTTGGTTGTCATCAGCCATTTATGCACAGTTTTAGAAATGATAATAGAACAATAATTTGTCATATATTGATATATTATAATAGAACACTTTGTGTTTATACTCGGGTAGGCTCGGCTACGACCGCATCGTGAGTTTTTCTTTCGCATTTGACTCCGCAGTCGCACGTGGAATATACGTTGGGAATCTATTGTCTTGATGTTTGGTTTCGGGTTCGGTTGCCGCCGACCTCCTACCAGAAAATCCTTCCGAAATATGCGCAACATTTCGTGATTGTTCCTTTTCTTTCTGTTTCTTATCCAGCTGTTCTTTCGGAATGTAATTCGTAGCTGGTTCGATTACAGGACCGCCATCACCGGTGCAAAACCCGTCATAGGTACAGTCGAGCGTTCGAAGTTGAAAACGAGTTGAATTATCAAACGTGAGTTTGCCTAAATTATGAGGATTAGGGTTCATCGACGCGAAATTCGTTGCGCCATTATCGAACAAGTAGGGGTTCGGTTGTTCGACGTCACGCGCGAAAATAGTGACTTTATACAAATCACTTTCCGAGTTAGGAACATACTCTGCGCGATCGTTGCGTTGAAGTGCAAAGTATTGGTTACGCAGAGACGACTCCACATTCACGCGTTCGGCCCATCCACGCCACGGTGCCTTTGCATTCCCTGGATTAAATACCGCCTCTGTTGAAAACTGTTGATACGACTGCAGGCCAACGGTCGGTGCCGGACGCGTTTCTAAAATCGGCATCGTTGCGTATTTTGATGAAATAGGACGTACGTTGAATGAGGGTCGAAGCGCAGCGGAAGGAATATTTCTCTCGGATATACGCGAGTTAATTTCACCTAAGCGGTCATGATTATTCGAATATGCTCCATTTGTAACTCCATAAAATTCCATGAGTGTTTATTCTATATAAAATGTGTTTATTTTATAGTGTGAAAATAATGAATGAAATGAATGAATGAATGTATATAAACACATTATGTTATTATTCTATATCTATTCGCATTAGTATACTCGTGTCATTACAACCCCATTATCATGTGCGGTATCTTCTATTTTCAAACTGTCGCAAGGATTGCGTTAGGCCAACTTAAAACACTACAGGAAAATTCGACATTATCATCGCACCGCGGACCCGACAAATCCGTATTTATCAAAGATGATACTCGTGCATGGGGGTTTCACCGCCTTTCTATCAACGGTATGGAGCCATCCGCTGACCAACCGTTCCATATAAAAAACTGTCGGTTGATTTGCAACGGTGAAATCTATAATTTTCGGGCGCTGATTCAGGAATTTGGGCTCGAGAGTGAATACAAAAGCGGTTCAGATTGTGAGATCATCATTCATTTGTACCGTAAAATCGGAATTCATGAAACATTACGACATCTTGATGGTGTCTTCGGGTTTGTTTTACATGATTATGAAAGCGATGTTACATATGTGGCGAGAGATCCCGTAGGTGTTCGTTCGCTCTTCATCGGTGTATCGCGACACGATGGTTCGTTCGGTGGTGAATATTCTGACCTGGCGTGCGTTTCACTAAACCCTGATCATTACGCGTTATGTATCGCAAGTGAAATGAAATCCATCCATGCGTTATGTGAAACTGTCGTCCAATTTCCAGCAGGTTGTTACATGGAGTATATGGGCGAATACAGCGTAGATGGAAGTGCGGTGTTCAAATCGTATTATGATTATGCCACAATATATTCTAAGTCTGGTTGCGGTTTGAAGCAAACGAATGGTGTCTCGTTACTTGAAAATCAGATTAAAGAACTGCAGGTGGAATACTCGTATCCTGTATCGGACGACAATAAAACGGAGGCGGAAATCTGCGATGACATTCGCAGATTATTCACGGATGCTGTCGTGAAACGGTTGATGAGTGAAAGACCGGTCGGATGTTTACTGTCAGGTGGATTGGATAGCTCGCTTGTTACTGCCATAGTTGCAAGAGAATTGAAGCGCACGTCGCCAGACACCGTACTGAATACATACAGTATTGGCTTAGAAGGGTCGGTGGATTTGTGTTGGGCGCGTCGTGTAGCTGAATATTTGGGCACATGTCACCATGAGGTCACGTTGAAAGAGGATGATTTCTTGAACGCGATTCACGAGACGATTTATCAGACTGAAAGTTACTGTACGACCACGATTCGCGCTTCTGTTGGAAATTACCTCATTAGTAATTATATCCAACATCAAAGTAACGATGTCGTCATTTACTGTGGTGATATGTCGGATGAAATCTTCGGGTCATATCGCGGTTTCTTGAAAGCACCCAGCGACGCTGATTTTCAACGTGAGAATGAACGGATGATTCGCGATGTCCGATTTTTCGACCTCCTTCGGTCGGATAAGAGCATAAGTGGTGCTGGTTTGGAGGCACGTGTACCCTTTGCGGATAAGGAGTTTCTAGCGTATGTGATGCGTATTCCTGCGCGGTTCAAGCGTTTCAACGACGAGAGAATGGAGAAATACCTGCTTCGTAAAGCATTTCAAGCGGCTGACGACAACGGCGGGATGGGGGGAGATGCTAGCGACCGTGCGCTGCTTCCGGATGACGTTCTATGGCGCAGGAAGGAGGCATTTAGTGACGGGGTGAGTTCTCCCGATGGACGTAGTTGGGTTCAAATGATTAAAGAGTATTCTGACAGTGTCATTACCGATAACGAATTTAATAATAAAGAGCATAGTTTGTACTCGTTATATAATCCGCCATATGACAAGGAAAGTTTCTATTATCGCCGCATATTTGAGAACATTTATGAAAGGCGCGGTGAGACAATCCCGTATTATTGGCGCCACCCATTTTGTGAGGGGGTGCTTGACCCTAGCGCGCGGTTGTTGTCGTTTTATGTGACCGACGACGCTAAACCGACGAATGTGTAATCATATGAAAATACTATCTAATCACAGTATAACCACTACAGTATAATATGAACACTATCAAAACCGCGGCCGAAGACCTCGCGGTCGCTATCATTACCAATATCCGAAACGTTCTTACGCCTGTTTTCAACAAATATACCGCGTATTACAAGTATATCGAATTTATCATTTACGGGGCATACGCCGTCGTATTATTCGGGTTTTATAATACGGTTCCTCAGTATATCCCCTTATTGCGAAATACCATATTGTATGCAGCGGTCATTATTCTTTTACTTCGATTTAATACATTATCATGGACAAATCCGAAATTCGCGATTTTGGGTGGAAGCACCTTTAGTGAGTTTGACCGTCATCTCATCATATCTACATGTGTATTCATTTTAATTACGCATATTGTATCCGAAGCGGTCATAAATTATACCACGAAGCAAATTCAGCAACGAGTACTACAACCCGTTGGTACTGTGGGTGGTGGCGTTATTACACCGATATATAATATTATTGATGGTGCCGGTGTCGGTGTTGGTGTTGGTGTCAAGGCGAGGCAGCCGACGCCACAGATGATGGCTTAATTTGACAAAAAATTGAAATGTTTTTGTCAAAGATATACAACAGTAGCAATAGACTCAAGAAGAGAACACATAACGAAATGGCCACGACGACAACGACGACGACGACGACTGAAGAAATAGGAAATACTAGAACTACGATTATTGAACAGGCCAACGAGGCGATACAGAAGGAATTGGATGTGATGATGGATGTGCTTGAAGAAATACAAGGCGAAATCCCGGAAGGTGCGTATCTACGCGGAATGAACGCACTCGGCGCTTTACACAAACACAAGCGCACTACGCTGGGCCATCGCCGTCCTGGCGATATGTTGCGCGTTTGGCTCACTTTGGAAGAAATCGAAGAGACAAATGAAGACCTCTACGAAGAAATCATGGAAGTCGCAGACGAGATCGTCATCGAATTGTGCGGCGAGTCGTCAAGCATCTATTTGAACGACGAACACCAGTTGGTTCATCGCGGAGAAGAACGAGAGGTATTTCAGTTGCTTGTCAATTACAAGCCAGAGGAAGGAAACGCCGGTTACGAAACAAGTCCAATGGTACTTCATCACGCAATTCAGGTGGTCATGACGCGTTTGTTTGATGATACATTCAACGAACTAGAAATCGTTCGACCGGTGAGCTGCCAGTGTGGATGGCGAGGAGCACAGGGCAACTGGGACCGTCATGTCACGAATGCGCGTCATGTTCGATGGGTGAATGCTGAACTTGAACGCAAGTCGGAGAAGAGATTGGCGAAAGCGCGAGAGATTGTGATAGCACGTCGCGAACCAGGTATCGTGTATATCAACGAACTTCACTCTACCCCTGAATCAAGAATCGCGATCGAGGAAGCGGTTCGTGCCGCGGAGACTGCCGGAGAACGGGTCATATTCATGTGTGCCGACGGCCGCCTAAGCTGGTTTCCGTAGTAATGTAATGTAAGAGCGTTTATTATCGGTTACGTATTGTCTTATTATGCATATTCTTTACAGCGGTTGTCTTATCTACATAAAATACATTACCGGGTCGGTGGTTTGATGACCCCTTTTTTTTTGTATTCTTAGACGATGACCGTCGTGGATGTTTCGTCGTTGTAGTCGACGATGGAAACCGAGGCGGACCGTCACGGAAAAACTGTTGAAGATGAAATAAGATATACTTACTTATAATTTCGTCGATCTCGCGCGGATTCATCTTCTTTTGGTGTATTTTGGCGTCATAATTCGATATATTCGCATACTTCGTGAAGAGGTTATGAATCTCTATCGAGAGAATTTCTTTCTTGACTAAGGCCGACATCGATGGAGATATCGATGGTATATACATTTTATCAAATACATTACGAAATAATGCGCTGTTTAAAAACCGGACGACAAATGTTTCAAACGGTATATGTGAATAATACGGCTGTAATTTGATATAATATACGCGTTCATCGGTCATTTTAGAATGATACAAGTCATCTAGAAAACATACTTCGATATTGGATGGTAGGCGTGAGCAATGTATGAAATCATCGATCGTTTTGTCTTTGGTTGTACGTTGCGGATAACTGGTTGTTGTATGTTCGTGTGGTTTAAATCCTCCAATAATATGGTCAAATAGAGGAGGTACTACCGCAAGGTCTTTGGCCGAGGACGTGGATGCCGACGACACCGAGCGTAACTTATACTCGAAGTAATGACGAATATGTGATACCCACTTATCCGGGCCGGTATTGTTTGTATAAATCATCACTTTACTGCATATACCTGCATTCTTCTTTTTACGAATATAATCTAAGATACGCACCATACTTGGTCGTATAATTTCTGGGTATAATTCAACTAAATCGTTGAAATAATGGTACATAATATTTGAGTCGTTGAAATATTCTTCTAATACATGTCCAAATAGAGAGAATTGAGCAAAGTTTCCGAGTGTTTCATCTACGTCAAAAACAACGACCTTATGTTTTTTTTGTAGAGAATTCATACTATAGTTATTATATAGCGATATAATAACTATGCGAAATCAGCTAAGATATACAGATAATGATATTGATGAAGATATGAAACTAACACGCAGCGATTATATCAAAATTCTTCATCATTATCAACCAGGTTCTCGGAAGGTACGTCGCGATACGACGTCGTCAATTTCGACAAAGACCGCGAAAGAACGCGCACACCGGATTCTTGCCGATAAGTTATGTCGATGCATCAAACCGCCGCATGCGGCTTCCGCGGCGTCACAGCCATCCGATGAAGGGCGTCGTATCGCGTATTGCACGCGTTCTATATTTAACAATAAGGGTCTTCGACGGCACGGTTTTCGATGCAAGACGTCGCGCGGTTCATCGCGGCCTCGTTTAACCGGTGATGTAACCAAAACAAAGCATAAATTACGACTATGAACTCGGCGATTGTTCTGTAATATCATCAGATTCAACGTATTCCACCGCGCGCAAAATTAATAGTTCTTCTTGACTCAATCTCTGGAATACGACATTTAGCTCAAACTTTATATTAAAAACAAAACGTTTTACATTTCGCATGGTTACTACGTGAAGAGATTCTTCATCGTTATATTTTATCTTGAATAGACACCCCCCTAATGTTACATAAGGACGCGTCTCGAGAGAACGTAGCGGTATCCAACGTATAAGTTGATTATGCTTCAGTTCAAGCGGGTCTTCGATAACGCGATACATGTGTAATTTACGTTCGAATTCTTCCATTTTCTCGGGGGTTAAATTCAGAGACGAGAGAATTTCGTGTCTTCGTGCCGCAATCTTTTTCAACGTCATATTCGCAATCGTGCTATTCTCTGTCTTTGTCATCGCAGATAATATCGCATTCACATCAAGTGGAAATGTCGGCTCATCAAGGACCGATTGAAATAGATCATCATCAGAATTTGCTGCATAATCTGTATCTTTTACACTTGGATGTCTTCTGGACACGGCCTCCTCTGCTTCATCATCGGTTGTCTCACTGATGCACGATGACGCGGATGACGACCGATAATCGTCAGCGCATTCGTCTTTTTCGGTGTCGGTGTAATCGTCGCTATCATCCAGGTTATCCTTCTGCAATAATTCGGCGATATTCAGGTCGTTGTCGTCATACTCGTCACATAATGCGGAAGACACGTTAGCATTTGATATTATTCGATTTACAGATGACGACCGAGACCGTGTCTGTGAGCGCGACCGAGACCGAGACCTTCCACTGCCGGATGGCCGCATATATTCTATATCGACAACGACAGTTTTTTTCATTATATGTGCGTGTATGTGTAAATTATAATATTACCTATAATATCGTTTTATTATAGGTAATACGAATGAACTTCGTGTGCGCGCGTGGGCGGGTCACATGTCAAAAACCAGTATTAGAAATCATCATTTTTATCGATGACAACTGATTTGGCGATTTGTTTTGCGACCTTGGTTATATTTTCTTCATCTCCATCCGTCGCATGTTTTGATAGTGTCATATAGATTTGATTGGCTTTAGTTTCGCTATTTTCGCACTGAGGATGGGTTTTCGCCCATTCATTCACTAATACGACATTTTTATGTTCAACGGTATGTATTGCGTTGGATAGTTTCTTGCTATTAATACCTTCGCGTTCCCACTTATTATCATCCTTGATATATAATACTTCTCGCTTGCTGTCACTACAATGAATCGGACGCTTGGTGACATCAGTTTTCTCTAGATTCTCAATAAATATCTTGGATATCCCCTTCACAAAACCGCGTTTGCCTACGTCTTCCATATCATCCGTATCCAATTCTATCGTTTTCACAAAGTCAGTCATATTCATCGCATCCTTGCATTCTTCATTCAAGAACATGTTGATATTAAAGGTTTTATTATTGGAGTTATTCGTCATATTTCCATTTACTGTAAGATTATTATTATTCGGTATATTCAATAGTGGTGGTGGTTGTGACTGTGTTGGTGACGGCAACACAGCGAGATTCTGCCCAATACTCGTTAATACCGCGGTGCATAACTGTATCATTTGCGTTTGTTGAATTTGATTCGTTTTACTTAATTCAGCGTTTGATTGACATAATTCGGCTATTTTGGCTGAAAATATGTTATATACAGACTTGTCGGTGTTTTCACTCGAACACCGCTTTGAATGCCGCCATAAACTTCGCTGGGCCATATATTTTCGGTCACAGTTGGGACAACGATAGGTCGGGGGGGAGGGCGCCGGCGGCGGGGGGTGAAAAATGGACA